CGGGGGCATACAACATAAGGGGGCATATACCCCCCCACTGCTGTATCACGAACGAATGCTATTCTTCAGACCTTAGAGAACTTAGAGTTGTTGAAGTTAGCACAACTGAACTGCTCACGATTAACCAGTTTAATTGTACCGAACTCATTAGAGTAAACATAACCCTCACCACCGATTGGAGTTTGTCCGATGTATGCCTTAGGACCATTATTCCGACAGAGATAGATAGCATCTTCTTTAATCGACTTGACTAATAACCAGAAACTGATGAGGTCCTCATTTATAAAGTCAGATGCAATCACGGGACGATTCTCACGAATGCAGGAATTAAGTTGTTTCGTTATCTCCTTTGCTTCCTTGTCTGATACAAACTCAATGTTCTGTGCCATTACCTTAGCAAAGGAAATTACATCGTCTAAGTCATGGAATCTCTTCAGTCCATCATCATAACGACCGGATGCAATCGTTGCTCTGGGTTTCACAATCTTACAATAGAATGTGTCAGTCATTGTGAAGTTCATCGGGTGTGCGATTGCATCCCTTAAATCACTCTCTGCTGTGTAGTAAGTATGAGGAGCAATGATAATCTCCTCCTCTACAATGTTATCGAACTGATAGGTGATTGTGTTCGGTGTGTATTCATCAGACCCACCGAATCCGATAAAGTCACCCTGAAAGATGCCTCCAACTAGTGGAAGATAGTCATAGCACTTATGAAGAATATTAGCAACATTGCCCGTGTGGTTAGCATCAATATCCTGATGCGATTCGTTGATTTTGATCTTTACTTTGTTAAAGACTGATTTAGTTCCCACGAAAAAATTACCGGTCGCAGGATTCTTTCCCCATACGATTGCAGGTGCCCCGTCCATCTTTACGGACAGATTGCCTTCGTTACGCAGACAATCAAGAGCACTTAAATCACCAGTGAGAATGGAATCTTCGGGATGGACGATGTGCTTGTTTTGCATTTAGAGAATGATGAGAATGAGAATAATTGAATAAAAACGGGCATAGATTGATGCCCATTCTTTTTTAGTTTTGATCATGCAAGACGCATTCCGTCAAAGAAAGGAATTGGAGAACCTTGATAGTTAACAAACCACTGAAAGTTTTTCTGAAAAACATACTCACCGTCCATTCCGAAGGCAGAAAGTAAAGCATTCAAACGGGATTTTGTGGTCTTTGTTTGATATCCACCATCGAACAGTTGCATCCAATCTTCACCGATTGTCGCAATTTTGTTTCCGTGAAGGTAAACATCAGAGGTGCCTTCCCAACCGGGAATAACAGTCGTATTGGCAGATGACCAACGTACATCGTTCTGAACTGCTGCGATCATCTGGGTTTCGATCTTACGCATGAGAGGCAGGTAGAAAGGTCTGAGAGGTGTGGAGTTTATCACCGGCAGTAGAGTTATGCCAACTGACTCACTTATGAGTGGTGAATGACGGAACCTTTTTAGGTGTCCCGTTCCCCTCCACTCCTATACAATACACGGTTTTGAGGTCCAAAACGAAACCTTGTGCCACTTTGTCCGACTGTCCACTCGCGGCTGACCTGAGTATCATTTAGTGGCACTACAGTTTGTGTTAGTTAGTCTCCACTAATTCCTGCTGTTGTAACATCAATTGCTCCTCCGTACTCCAATCCACACAGTCTTGAATTACTTCATAGATGTAATCAATGTTGCCAACATCATCAAAGATACGTGCAACAAGTGCAGGGTCATTTACCTCAATATCCCAATCAACATCACCATTTTCATCTTTCATCTGAATATCTTCCTTTGTATAAATCCATGCACCACAATGTGCATCTTCTCCCTGTTCTTCAATCATACTATTCACACGGTCTTGAAGTTGCTTGAGAGTGTAGTTCATAATTTGAATGAGAGAGTGTTAGATAGTGTGAGATGAGTAAGTGTTACTCAGGTCTAAGTTTTACTGTAATGATCTCAAAGTTTGGATGTAATTCTTTGCACGTTGCATATGCTTCGGCAGCAGTTTCTATCATGTAAGAAAGCACATCGTGCATCTGTTTTTTAGTGTCGTAACCGTAGCAATTCCAGATAGGCATGTGATTTAGTGAATGAATGAGTAAGTGTTACTTAGTAATCAGTATGGCATCATCCGAATGGTATCTCTTTAATCTCCCATTCTTTAATATTTGATTCTACAAGATCCTGAACTATATTTTTTCCCCAACCCAACCTGTCACATTTTTGTTCTGCCCATTCAGTCAATCGTATTAACTCTGACGCATCAGTTTTTATGATGTAATCTTCAGCATCTTTCATTGTGTGAAATACTTTAGAGAATTTATCACCAATAACATTTTCACATCCTTCCTCGAAAGGATACTCAACGTGAAATACTAGAAAAACTGAAGTCATGTTAGAAAGAAAAGAATGAATGAGTAAGTGTTACTTAGCAGAGCACATATGTACTCAGATCATTACGATTGTCACAAGAGCACCAAGTATCGTAGAAAGAATTCCATGCCGTTTCGTTATCAACAAAGGAAACAATTTCCAACATCTCACATACCCAATCATATGCCATATCTACATCAGCATTTGTATCATTCACGAAGGCAATCATTTGTCCCATGATATCATCCCAAGTTGCTTGGAATTCAGGGGAAAGGTTGAAGATTGGAGTTGACATTTTGTTAGTTAAAGAATGAATGAATAAGTGAATTAGTCTCCCAATTCGATAACAGTATGTCCGAGGTAATCTTCAACCCAGACAGTAGAATTAGACTCACTATACATCGAATATGCCACATCGATGGCATGATCCTGAGAGGAGCAATTCTCAGTTTCGTTAAGTGCTGGACAGTGAACAGTGTAAAGCAAAATTGAACTCGTTTCTTTGACCCTTCTACAATACACGGTTTTGAGGTCCAAAACGAAACCTTGTGCCACTTTGTCCGACTGTCCACTCGCGGCCGACCGGTTTGTGTTACTTAGTGATTTTCTTAAGTGTTAAAATACGTTTGTCCATCTTTGATGTTGAATTTCACTAATCCTTCCCTCTGCTAACATTTTGTCGCAAACATCACAGAAGATGTAAAACTTTTCGTTTCGGTTCAGTGTGTGACTTTGTGCTGTAGTCTTGATTACTTTGAGGAGATTTTGCTTAAGCATGATGTTAGTTAGTGTGAGGTGAGTTAATAACTGTAACCCAGTTAGTTGGGGGTGATAGTTTGTTTGATACTTTCACCCACCGACCTTTAAAACGAACAAGAGTAAATTTCATCAGTAATCAGTGTTTCCTTTAATGTAACTTTCTACATCAAACTTCTTATCATCTTCATACTCTTCTTTGTATTCAATTACATCATAAATTTCACCGGGCATATCATTAATCTCAGAGAAAATGTCAGTGTCGAAAGTGTCGTAATCCATTTGAAAAAAGTGTTAGTTAGTGTGAGTTGAGTAAGTGTTACTTATGAATTCATATCAGTCCAAGTTTCTTCACCATAGCAATCGATAATCTCTTCTTTTAAATCTTCCATATCATAATCTTTGATATTCTGCTCAATACTTTCAACAGCAAGAGTAATCAAAGTATTCATATCCATTCCCTCCACAATCATCTCAGCATAAGCATTTTTGAGATGATCGAGTTTGTTAGTAGTGATCATTTGAAAAAAAGTGTTAGTGAGTGTGAGTTGAGTAAGTGTTACTTAGTTTATAAGTTCTTTCAACATGTTATTAACCTCGATTCCGTCTATCTTAACATCGTCCCACTTACAACTATCTGGGGTTTCTTTACTTCCGGCATCGTGAATCATACTCACCAAGTGACCATATGTTCCACCATCCCTTGCAACATCACATGCAAGTTCATTTGGTGAATTCCTGATGACTTAACTACAATACACGGTTTTGAGGTCTGTGCCGAAACCTTGTGATAGTTCCTTGACTGTCACACGGTACGAACCGTGATACCCATCATTAACTCATGAGCAACATCGATAGAATAATCTTCCTTTACAATTGGAAGATTAGTCTCAACAAACTCTGAAGCAAGATCCATCATTAACTCATGCATTCTCTCATCTCCTGCAGCAAACTCCGCAAACTCTTCTACGAAACTTGATGCTAAATTGCGAATTGCATTCGCACCAAGAGATTGTTCAGAACGATACATTTGGTGAATTCCTGATGACTTAACTACAATACACGGTTTTGAGGTCTGTGCCGAAACCTTGTGATAGTTCCTTGACTGTCACACGGTACGAACCGTGATACCCATCATTAA